TACTTACGGACTTTCTTGTAAAGTTTCGGATTCTTTACATCAAGATAAAAATCACCATTCGCTGCGGCACGAAGAGTACTAATATCTTTCTTGAATTTGATAGCCAGAGACATTGCTTTGATTTGTTTACTCTAGTATTATAAGGGTTGGAGAGTTTTGTGTCAAGTGTACCAGTTAGAGAACTGGTTAGTCGGAGTATTCGGATTTGAACCGAAATTATTCCGCTTCCCAAAAGCGGTGCCATGACCAAGTTAGGCGATACTCCGTTTCCGTTATTTAGTGCGGTGTATAAGCATTATACCCATAATCGGAGCAACTGTCAATCCTGCCCCACAAAGACCCAACCAAACTGGACTTTGTGCCAGATATTCTACAATGTGAAAAATCATATTCCTCTCCAATTCTTATATTCATAATGGAAGTATTGATCTACAATATCGCCTAATGGAGCATCTACCCCCCATTCAGACCATTCCCTACAAAACTGTTTGATGTGATTATCATTCAAGACATGTCTGCAATAAGACCTTACAAAGCAAGTCATAGCGAAACTATATCTTTGCTTATCCATATGCGTGCGTAAGACTCCACTGAATGAAGAATGAAATTAATCCGAGAAGAATAACAGCAACTATAAGTGTGTTAGTCATTCTTATCTCCAAGATACTTTGCGAGAGGATCTTTTTTGGTTTTGACTATTTCACACGCTCTTCGGTAAAATGTATTGTCAGTATTACCAGAGTTTTCAAAGGTTGCTTTAATTTTCACCCAATTTTGGTAAGTGTGATCATCCATTGGGAATTTAGTTTGATACTTACTAGTTATCTTAGTAAGTATTTTGCAAATGTCAACTATGTGTTGATACAAAAATATAGATTAAAAAAATCTAAAATTTTGTAGCATTTGTAACGGAGAGAACAGGAATCGAACCTGCGAAGCTTTTAAACCCAGCCGCTTTCAAGGCGGTGTCCTCGACCAACCGGACTCTCTCCAAATAAGTCCTTATCGGACTTCAAAATCTAAGCGTCTTACTTTACGCTGACGCCTTGCTTCTTGAAAGGCAAGGTCTTCATTCGTAAGAACACTAGACTTTTCTTTGGTACTCATATAGTTTATTATGACAACCTTTGATAAGTCAAGTGCTGCAATATTTTCATTATTACGAATGGTTGCCATATTAGGGCATCCACACGCAACTGTTTTTCCAGACTTTCCTTCTATCTCACTTCCGCAAGATTTACATCTAATTTTTAAATTTTCCATCTTTACAATTAATTATTCAGTAAATGAACGAAGCATCCAAACGAACTTACCGTGTGCTTCATTTAAATCATCAACAAGATTAACAGTTCCTCTTGACTTTTGTGCTTCTGCTTCTTCAGCAACTTCACCTAACATATCTATAATCTTTTTATGCCCATCAAGTAAATCTTTAATCATTTCCATTTCAGAAATATTAGTTTTTGCTTCCCCAACACCAGAGACTTCCAGAACTCTAGATAAAGATCTGATAGGTTTAATACCCAAAAATCTCATATGTTCTGCTATACGATCAACTTCTTCTTGAATTGCTTCATATTGATCTCCAAACAAATCATGAATTTGCTTAAAGTCTGGTCCTACAACATGCCAGTGATAGACCCAGGTTTTTTGGAATAGCAAAAAAAGTGATGCTTGAGTATCACTTATGAGTTTATAAAGTTTTTCCATTACACCAATACTTTCCAAATATTTATAATAAGTGCCCGATACAGGTAATGCTCCCGTCGATGTCTGAGTGTAAATCAGGTCCCTTCACTTGCTGGGTCATCGGGCAATAAAATCAATGAGATCCTAGCATATACTCTACAGTATTGGCAATATCGCTCATAGCATCACGGAGATTTTCTCTTTGCCCAGATTCCTGTTTACGAATTGGACGAGAACTATCGCAGAGAGTCCACCTCCAATGATTCATTTCGGAGCAGAACCACAAATTAATTTTCATTCTTATAATACTCCAGTTCTATCCAATTAAGAAGTGTTTGAAATGCAGTAATAGAATTCTCGGTGCAGTTATCTTCTTTGAGTTTCTGAACGTAATATTCAAGTGCTTCAATAACCATTTGGCGGTCCATTTGGGATATAAGAGACATAATCCTCCTGACTCGATACTTATTATACTGAAAAGGGGAGTCGTTGTCAACTCCCCAATTCACACTATGTATTCAAATATCAGAACTTGAAACCAAGACCAGTAGTGAAGACTGGTGAGTAAGTTCCATTGGTAGCACCGTAACTGTTAGCAGAATTGGTGGTAGGGAACTTCAGGTCAGCAAAACCAACGAGTGAATTGCTGATACGACCTTCGACTCCAAGAGCAAGAACAAATTGACCACGATTGCCGACAGCAGACTGATAGTTAGCAGCAGTTTCATTCACGAAAGGAATCTGATAACCAGCACCAGCATACACATTGGCACGACTCACACCACTCTTGGCACGGGAAATACTCCAATCATAGGAAACCAGAGCACCACCACCAGCACCGATTTGACCAGCAGGACTACCAACAAGGTTGGCATAGGGGCGGACCGAAACAGCATTCAGATTAGTGAAGTTCTTCACGGCATATCGTGCTTGAATCGTGGCACCAGAAACAGTACGCTGAGCACTGTAACCATTGCCAGCAACACCTTGCTGATCGAGAAGCACACCAACACCTAGATAGTTACCAACTCCTTGTGCCTTTTGAGCAGCAGCAACCTCAAGAGCACTCACACGAGTATTGGTTGCAGCAATCTCTTTAGAGAATTCAGCACGCAGGGCAGCGGCAAGAGCAGCATCAGCAGCGGTTTGATACTCACTAATGCGGTCAAGGCAGGCATTCGTCAGAGCAGCAAGTTCAGCACGAGTAGCAGGTTGACCGGGACGGAAAGTGCCATCAGGATAACCAGCAACACAACCGTAACGCTCTACCAGATTAGTGATTGCTTGATAAGACCACTGGGTGGGTTGAACATCACCCAGTTGCTTAACGCTGGTGACTTGTGCCATTGCAGGAGAAGCGATAGAAGACGCAGCAACTACACCGGCAGCAATAATATTTTGAAAAGTCATATTGTGTTAAGATTTACAACTACAGTGTTTATTTAGAAGCTCCAGGAATTATGGAGCAAGCGGATTAGGGGATTCGAACCCCTGACGAACTGCTTGGAAGGCAGCCATTCTACCACTGAATTAAATCCGCAATGTGGGAGATTTGACTCTCCCGGCACTTGCCTTCACACGGACATATGAAGTATATGACATAATGAGTATTATGTCAAGCCCCATAACAGAATTGAACTGTTCTCTGCAGTTTACAAAACTGCTGCATCACCACAATGCTTATAGGGCAACACGGGGGTGATCAAATCCCCGACCTAAGAAAACTTAGGATTTAGTAAGGTTTCCAGTAGCCGTTCTTATCTCCCATAAGGAAGATGTAGGTATCGAACCTACAAAGGACAGTCCCTAACGGAACTTCTGGGAGTTCCACCCAGAACCGACTTATATATGTTACATTATTTTGACGTAGTTGTCAATAGTCCTCGTCGCTGTAATCTTTTTTTAATAGAATTTCCATTTACACCAAAAACTCTACCAGTATGAGAATAACCATAACTTTTAACCATTTCTAAAAGTTCTTCATCACTTGGATAGTTTGCCTTTTCTCTAACCTTTTTAGCACATTTATCAGAGCAATATTTCTGCCTAATAGACATTTCAGAATTACATACTGGACAAGGAATCATTTTTTTAGTAAACTCACTTTTCCAAATAGTATATTCCTCATCAAATCTTACCACATCATCTGGAATACTGGTAATATCATTATGAACTTCTCTGTGACAGTTAGCACAAAGACAAACACATTTTTTGAGTTCATCAGAAACTTTACTCCAAGCACGAGTTACTCCTTTTGAAGATAAACCAAAATCTTTTTCATCAGGATTTAAGTGATGAAACTCTAATGCCCCGATACATTTATTATATCCACATATTCCACATTTTTCTTTAAATGCTTTTAAAGCATATTCTTTTGCTCTTCTTCTATAATCAGAAACTGCTTTTTTATTAGACATACCCTACAAATATTTTATTACTATTTATAATAATAGCATATTTCAAGGGTAAAACTCCGAGTGTCAGAATCGAACTGACCTATAACAAATTAACAGTTTGCTCCCGCACCTTGCGGGCTACTCGGAATGATGGCATAAGTGTGATATACCTCATAAGGATATAACAGGGACTTACGCTCTATCACTTTTATATATGGAGAATAAATCTCCAATGGAGAATAGGAGACTCGAACTCCTGACACCCGCCTTGCAAAGGCGATACTCTACCAACTGAGTTAATTCCCCAAGATGGGTTAAGTGTAATATATCTCATAAGGACATAACAGGGACTTAACCTCCAACAATTTATATAGTAACAAACTTTAAGAAGTTTGTCAAGCGTCCTCTGTAGGATTTGAACCTACGACACATCGGTTCGTAGCCGATTGCTCTATTCCACTGAGCTAAGAGGACAAATTCTGAGGGTAGGATTCGAACCCACGAATGGCGGGACCAAAACCCGCTGCCTTACCACTTGGCGACCTCAGAATGGGGTGCCGTGAGGGAATCGAACCCTCATACGGAGAACCACAATCTCCTGTCTTACCATTAGACTAACGACACATAGCAGTAGGTAGATTTGAACTACCGATCATAGGCGTATGAAACCCGTACTCTACCACTGAGCTATACTGCTGAGGCGGAAGTGGTTGGATTTGAACCAACGGATGCCTCTTAAAGACATCGGCGGTTTAGCAAACCGCTGCATTAAGCCACTCTGCCACACTTCCAATGGAAACAACTGGACTCGAACCAGTGGTCTTTCGATTATCAGTCGAATGCTTTACCAACTAAGCTATGTTTCCATAGTATTCCTAACGGGATTCGAACCCGTGCTGCCACCTTGAAAGGGTAGTGACCTAACCGCTAGTCGATAGGAACTTGATGCTACAACCGCCAAGGAGGAACACTCCATAGGCAGAGTAGCAACGACCCATACGGGATTTGAACCCGTGATCTCCACCGTGACAGGGTGGCGTGATAGACCGCTACACTAATGGGTCAAGGTGGGAGGAGCAGGATTCGAACCTGCGAAGGCAGAGCCGTCTGATTTACAGTCAGATTCCTTTAGCCACTCGGAAATCCTCCCACGATGGGTCTGGTCGGGATCGAACCGACGACTTACAGGTTAAAAGCCCGCTACTCTACCAACTGAGTTACAGACCCATATAATGTGGAAAATATTCGGTTGTCGATGTGCTGGTGGTCTCTCAACCACCCTTTAAGAATATCACCGTTTGGTCTCTGGGGGGAGATTGGTGGACACTTAGGAAACTGTCACAGGCAATAAAAAAGGGGAGAAAACTTTTGGTTTCTCTCCCCTTTCTTTTGCTTTTATGGATTACATCTTACATATGTTTTTCCATATTCGCAAACAGGGGAGTACCCTCGATATGCCAATAGCGGCAATCGCTGGTAATAATCTGTTTGTTCATTTGGAAAGACATTGTTTTCGACCTAAGTGTGTTTATTTATACAAGTAATATAGCATTATTCGAAAGCGTCCCGTGTAGGATTCGCACCCACGACCGATTCTTTAGAAGAGAATTGCTCTGTCTCCTGAGCTAACGGGACATAAGGAACCTCCCTGTTTGTGCATCGTTGAGAGGCATGGGAGGTGTGGGATTTATAAGAAGTTTGGACCTCCTTCACCCGTGATACCACTATAAGGCATCAGGGCACTAAAGTCAACCC